AGATTTTTAACAAAATTTAAAATCAGTGGGCAAATGGTGGGCAAACACCATCAAAACCTTGATATATCAATGGAATAAAAGGAGAGGAGGGGATTGCAGTACCTGAATATGCAGAAATTAACTGGATAAAAAGCCTATAAAATCTGGCTTTTTGATTTTTTATTTGGTTAAATTTGGCTAATTATTGGAAAATTGGTGGGCGAATGGTGGGCGCGAACTTTTTATAATTCAATCGTAAAGTAATTCAAATTTTGATATTTTTTTAACTTTTAGTCCGTTTTAACGGACTTTTCTTGTTTTTATGCTTTTAACCACAATTATGCAAAAAAACCGCCTCGAAATTGAGGCGGTTAAATACTATTTATAATAATTAACAAGGTCATCTTTATCCCAACAAGATAGCCACACGGTACCAAACTGGCCAAACTCAAACTTGCGCCAGTAATAACCACCATAATAGCCATCTTCACCAGTGTCAGTGATATGAGCTTCGTCAATCGCAAAACTGAAGTACATGCCAGCTTTGAAGTCCTTGTCGGCACCATCTGTGATATTGTTGCCGTCCTTATCAACCCAGTTTACCAAGTTGACAGGGATGCCGTTCTCTGTCCAATCAAAACCAATTGGGCAAAGGTAATCACACTTGATTTGATAAATGCCATTAACAAATGCAACCTCATTGGCCAAGTAGTAAGCCTTGCTGTCTGGCTGACGTGTGCTAGTTGGAACAACCGTGGCAGGTTGCTGATTAGTAACACTAGCACCAGTAAATCGCCAAACTTCAATATAGACAGGGCGGCTATTCCAATAGTAAGTGTCCCAGTTCCATTCTGACACTGCTGTGCCGGCTTGTCCACCTGTTGAATAGTCTACGCTGATAAAAGTATTAGCGTCTTTCATGACCCCGACATGGCCACCTGCGCCGCCAGATTGAGACATATCAGCACCCCAAGACATCAATACAATATCAGCACGTTGCGCTTTCCAGTCTTCGTTTTTGCTGACACGGATAGCACCGTTAGCGGCCAATTGCGAGCCTAACGTGACTGTTGATGGCAATCCTTTGATGGCTACACCAGCCTCTTTTAGAGCTTGGGAAACACCACCCGAACAATCAGCAGTGCCGTCTGAGCCGTTACGACTACCCAGCATTGAGTAAGTCAACCGTCCTTTGTGCTGGTCAAACCAGCCGACAAGTTTATCTTTATCCATCTTAGTCTCCTTTTCCAAACATACAAATAAGCCAGATTGCCCCTAAGACAAGAGCAAACCAGCCTTGATTGATTATTAGATACAATGGCAAAATAAAAGGCAGGATAATCGCTCCTGCCTCCGCCAATTCCCTAAACACTTACTGACCTTTCCAGTTATCATTCATCTGCTTGACAGCTGACTCGATAAAATTATCAATCTGTGAGTTAGTCAAGTAAATGTTGTACTGTTCTAAGCCTTTCTTGACAATATCTTTGGCATGTGCCAGCTTTTGTTCTTCGTGGATGTCCAGCTTTTGGGCTACCTGCTCAGTAGCACTGACTGCATTTTTGACAAGGATTTCTGTAATCTCTACAGCTTTTTGACCGCCTTTAGTGATAAGGTACTTTTTGACTGCCTGAACGGCAATACCTGCTAATATGACTAGTGTACTCATTGCCCCACTGGCAATAATATCTGTGATTTGATTCATGTTAATTCTCCTTTTTCAATTTTCTCGATGCGGTCACTCATCAGTGACACTTCACCCTTTAGCCCACCAATTTCACGGGCCATAGCGCCCATTTCTGCGGTAGTCTTTTCGAGATGATTCATCAAGCGGTCCTCCCGCTTATTACTTTCCTCTTTGGCTTGCTCGTGAAAATCCATGAGCTTAGCTTCTCGCTTATCTGATGTCTTAATCAGATAACGGATGACAAAACCAAATAATAAAATAAACAAAATAGCCCAAGCCACTTGGCTTTGAGCTATTCGTTCTGCGTGTTCGATTGGCAATGATTGATACCTCCTCTTTTAAATCTTTCTTTCGATTGCAGAAGCTATTAACCCATGACCTAAATTATTTGGATGCAATAGATCCGAAGTCGAGTTTGCAAAGAATTTTCCATATGATTCCGTGAGAGGATGTAGACCGCTGTCTGTGAATAGATCTATTACCTCAATAGACCAATGTGTACCCGCTTTCTTCACACGGTCCACATAGTCGTCGATGTAGTATCCTCTTAAATTTGAGTACGATTCCGAAGGCTGGACGTTTTTGGAACCTGCCTCAAAGTACGCTCGGTGGATTGGTGTTAAGTAAATAATTCTAGTGTCCGGAAAATTGGTTTTAAGATACCTCGAAAGATTGTTTAATCGTCCACAAAATGTATCATCATAAACAGGAGTTCTTTTCTTCAACTCAACCATGTTTCCGTTCTTGTTGACGGTCTCTGTTGAAATACTGAAGAAATCGCCTAATTCTACAGATGAATTAAAGTCGTTAGTACCGCCGAAAACAAAGATACAGTCAAATTTGATGTTCTTCGCTTTCAATTTTTGGGCATACTCAAGCATATTTTTGATTTGAGCACCTGAAACTGCTTCTGTATGTTGTACGAATCCATATTTTTCAGCAAGCAAATCACGATATAACTTAGTGGCGCCCACTCCAGCTGTGATTGAATCACCAATGAAACCTACAGTTTTACCTTCAAGCGTTCTCACTGATCCAGATTTGTTTGGCAACCAATCCAACATTGATTTCTCTTGCTTGATCAAGACATAGTTGGATTCTTCGTCGAAAAACTCATTGAAGCAGAAACGTACAAATTTAGCCTCAGCCGGAACTTTCATTTCTGTGATTAAATATTGACCATCGCCACCTTGAGTTGAGATGAAAGTCTTGTCCTCTGTATAATAAGCAATGGTCCCTGCATGGTGCATTGTCCTGATATTAACGTCAACGATGGAATCAATCGGAACCAATCTATTCAAAGAATGCCAACCATTTAATTCTGTGAAAATACCATCTCTTGAAATGTAATTATTTGGCTTCTCTTGTTTTGCATCCTCAACTGTCAAAATTTCAAGACCTAAAATATTGAACAATCTTTCAAAACGTGACAATCGTGAGTCGGTTCTTGATTTCAGAATGATTTTGAAAGGTTCTATTTTGTGAATTGAAAACCTCACAAAAACTGCACCCGTGTTACGGCGCAAATCTGTTAGATACGCAAAGTCATAATTTCCCAACTGAGACTTTCCAAGTGTATCATATGTAATTAATTGTTTATCCCAGCCGTAATATCCAATTCCTATCGCTCCATGTTTAGATGGAATTTGAACTGATTCGATATCATTAATAACAAAATAGTCTGTCGTAGCCCAGTCATCTCTTGCGACTAACTCATTGTTAAAATTGATGTAGAATCCATCCGTCACTCTCTTATCTGATACAGATTCGATGATTTCATTCTCTCCCAACGAACGTAACGAACCAACAAGTTGAGTAAGAAGCTTAATGACGCCACTTCCTTTGGTAGTCAAGATAGCATGAGTTGGATCTTCCCAATGGAAACAAAATCTCACAAATTTAGCCCCAGTTGGTACCTGCATACTTGAAATACGTTCAATTTTATTCCCACCTTGCCGTCCAATAAAACTCTTATTCACATCATAGTAAGCAATAGCAGACGCTCCTGGACGAGACTGAATTTCAGCATTGATAATATCTTGGATCGGATAGAAGTCATCCGTCCGGTACCATAAGTCATCAATTGATTGATTATTTCCATTTAAATCAATATATCCACGAACAAATTTTAGATCTGAATTGTAAATATTGGAAAACTGAGCTTTTATACTCTTTGATAAATTTTGATATATCGCCCCATCAACTGCAGCCCTTGCAGACATTACTTCAGCGGAAGACTCTTCTCCAGAAGTAATTGCATTTAAGTTGTTAATCAATTCAACCAATTCATTTTGTAAAGCTCCCATCCGTTCACTTAATGTAGGGTAAATACCCCTCGCCTTAGCCACTTCCATATTGGCATTGCCGTTAGCCGTCGCATCATCATAGACTTGCTGGATCCCGTCATGTATCGCTTTTCTAACGTCACGACCAAATACGCCATTTTTTATAGTTTTTAAATATTTTTCAATACCTGCCATTTAGCTTCCTCCTATTTCTTCTAATGGTGTGCTTGTTTTGAGCCTTTCTAACTCTTCGCTTATTTTGGCTGTCTCGTTCATGATTGTTGATAAGCTGTCAGCTAGCGCTTCTTTGCTGACAAGAGATGATGTTCTGGCTTTAATCATTTCGGCTTGATATTCTTCAGCGGTTTTAAACTTGTCACCGACTGTCAGAGTTGATTTTTCGACTTTTGAAATGTCAATTTGCCTACTGACAATCCTCAGATCCTCATCAAGGTTCATGATAGGGTTAATAACTCTATAAGTATTGCCTTCAACAAACTCATCAAAGTTCTTTTTGATAAGATTGAGATTGATAGCTTCCAGAGTGTACTGCGAAGCAGTCGCTTTCTGGCTGTTCATGACGTTTTCTGCTGATGACTTTAGTTTTTTGGGGTCTGTCTCATCGTCAATGACAAGATTATCAGCTCGTATACCAATTTCGCTTATCAAGTCAGCTCTGTCAACGTAAATTTTACCGCTGTTGACAGAGTCAATTGTCAGGCGCTTCCCAGTCGTCTCATCACGTTTGCCCAATGGAATTAAGCGAGTGATAACATTTTCAGGATTGAGTTTTTGAGAGTTTCGGACAAGGTTGACCGTCAACTTTATCTCAGTAGAGCTCCTGACACCAATCTTTTTCTTGATGTCAAGGTATCGCTTACCTTCTACTCGCCTAACCTGTATCTCAAGACTATAAGCACTCAAAATCAAATCAGTAATCAAGGCTAGTGTCTTCTTGTTGGCGTCAATTTCACACTCAATCTTGTCAGAGCTTCCGACAAAGTCAGCAATGTCACCAACATAAAAAGCTTTATAACTCTCAACAATGCTGTTATGATAGTCCAAAATCTTTTTTATTAAGCCACTGCGTGTGCCTTTATAAATTTCAGGCTGCTGCTTGCTATCATTAAGATAATCAAGCTCATCACGAGCATTATAAGTAAATGTCGTAATGCCAGATTCGACCATATCTTTCGAAAAAGGTCCAATCCTTCCACGAAATACCTCTTTACCAGTCAGCTCGTTGATGATTTCAATCTTTGTCAAAAATGGCCTGATGATACTTGCGTGCGCTGCATTGTTCGGTAAAAATTGAAAATCAAACTGGCCAACTTTATTGATTTCAAACTTGATGACACCAGTCATCAGCTTATTTCCACCTGTAAACGGATTGTGGATGATTGTTCCTTGACCATCATTGATTAGAGTTACTTTATACATTACAAAAGCTCCTTATGCCAGTTAAATGACAGCCTGCCAGTGCCTTTGACATGAATTTCGTTGACTTCGTCAAGAGTAAAATAGTCGTAAGTCCGACTCCCTACGCTAATATCATGCTCAGTACCGTTAAGTGTTAATTTAAACGGTGCTGTTGCTGTGATTTCAGGTCGTGCCAGAGCGATTCCGTTATTATAAAGCATGACGTCCGTTTCATCAGAGACATCAAACGATACATCTTGCAGCACATCAAGGTCAAAATTGATGTCATCCCAGATGTCATTGCCCTCGGCCTTTTCGGAAATCATGAAAGGATAGGCTGTGAAGGTGACCTTTAGGACTCCATGACTCCAATCCTCTTTAAAGTCTGAATTCCCTTGCACTTCAGCTAAAAAGTAAAAGCCTGGGTAAGCATCATCAACTAATTTAGCGTAGCCAGTCGTTCCCATAAGCCAGTTAATAGCTTTAGTTTTTGTGAAATTCATGGCTTCCTTTGTTCCATAGATGTCGTTCTGAATCTGGATGCTGTATGTCAGTTTGCGCTGTTCATACAACTGACCACCATAAACAGTTGAAAAGTCATAAACATCGTTAGAGAACGGTACTTGGACAGTTACTTTCTTTTTATTTGGAATACCAATGCTGCGCTCATTGAGCAAAAGGAGGCCCTCATCATCAAACGAGTGCCTCCCATTGTAAGTAATTCCATAATGCTTAGTGGTCATTAAATAGTTCCTCCATTTTCAATAATGCTCAGCCTTTGAGCCTGCTCATCTGAGATATAGCCCACCATCAACTTAGCAAATGTCTTGCCGTCTACATTTAAAACGATTGGCTGTGGCTTTTGTTCAGGTACCTGCACAATGATTTTCTCTGTGACAGTCGCCATAATACGATCTGCAATCATGCCAAGCGTTCCTTCATTAAGTGGTAAGACAGCTTCATTGCCAGCTTCACCACCAACAGCAACACTATTTCCAAGCATTCCAAAGGCAGTCGGTTTCGTAAGGATACCGCCTTTGGCAAACCAGGTAATGTCAACACTTGGAAGTGAACCTTCACCCCCAAATCCCCATGGTGCTTTACCACCGCTCACGGTAAATTTAGGGATTTTTGGACGTGGAAGAGACCATTCAAACTTAAATAGTTTTTTCATAGCCTCAATTGTGTCTGACACAATATTCTTCGCCCCCTCAATCATTGATTTGATGGTACTCTTGATAGTACTCCAAACGTTTTGAGTTGTTTCTAAAATACCATTCCAAACATTTGAAATGGTGTTTTTAATGCCATTAAAGATGCTGGACACTGTGCTGGAGATCGTGTTCCAAAGGTTGGACAAGAAGTTCCAAATGGCGTTCCAGATTGACATGACGGTGTTATAGATGCTGTTCCAGATGAACTGTAAGGTCATCATAATACCATTCCACACGCTGGATGCCGTGCTGGAAATCGTGTTCCAAAGATTTGACAAAAAAGTAGAGATAGCATTGAAGACACTCATAACAGTACTATAAATACTGTTCCAAATACTTGATAGAGTAGAAAGGATAGACTGCCAAATACTTGACGCGGTGGTGTAGATTGATTGACCTACGCCACTCAGGTAAGTGACAATCGCTGACCAGACACTTTGCACAACGCTTGAGATAGTCACTGACACATTGCTGACTACATCTTTTAACAAATTCCAAGAATTTGAAAAGATTTGAAGTAGTGCATCAAGCCATGTTTTGATGACATTATAAACGCCCTCAATAAAGTTCTTAGCAGTTTCCTTAATAGCTTTCCAAGCACCATCCCAATCGCCGTTTATGACCAGCATAACAGCTTTTATGATGCCTAAGATGGTATCTAGCGTAGTAGAAATGACTATTTTAACAATCGTCCAAGCTGCCTTGACACTAATCTTGATGTTTTCCATGGCAAGCTTTATGAGCGGTGCCAATTTGCTCATCACAGTCTTGATAGCTGACTGGATAGCATTCCAAACAGTCTTAGTCGTTGACTGGATAAGATCTTGATTTTTTGTCCACCAAGATGTCAACTTGCCCCAAATCCCCATCACAAAATTAGCGATAGTAGATACAATGTTTGAAAGAAAACCATAAATCGCATTCCAAGCGCCTATTACAGCTGTTCGAAAGCCCTCGTTGTTCTTCCAAAGATTTTTAAAAGCAACGACAAGCAAAGCAATTACAGCTATCACAGCTGCAACTATCGCAACAATTGGGGCGAATGACAATAATAGCCCGCCTATCGTAGTTCCAGCGGCCATAGCAGCTGCTTGCAGAGCAAGGAAAACTGGGAGCAGTGCGCCGATAACAACAATCAGACCACCCACAATAAGAATGAACTGTTTAACAGGCACTGATAGCCCACTAAACCACTTTGACACATCTTGAATTATCGAAGCCAGCTTTTTCATAATAGGTGCAAGTGTCTCTGCTATGACAGCTCCGACATCTGCCATGGCAAGTTTAATGGCGTTTTGTGCGGTTGTAAATTTGTCGATCGGGTCAAGTGTATTGTCGTATGTTTTACCAACGACACCCGATGAATTTTGCGCGGCCTGTGCTAAATCGTCAAAGGACAATGTCCCACGCTTAATAGCGTCCACCATCCGCGAAGCAGCTTTTGAACCAAAGACCTCTGAGGCTGTTGTCAAAGCTTCGGTTTCGTCAGTGCTGTTCCTAATTTTATCAATAGTTTCAGACAGCCCGTCTTTTAAGCTCTTGCCGTCCTTTGCATAGTTTACAGCAGCTTTTGACAAAGAGCTAAGAGCACCGCTAGAATCTACTCCAGCTTGCTCAAATTTACCCATGAGGGTCACGCCCTCATCAAAGGAAAGCCCAAGCTGTTTAATTTGTGGTGCGCCTGTGATGGCCTTGCTCATCAGGTCTTGGACACCAACGCCAGTTGCCTGGGATGTTAGAGTGACTACGTCAAGTACATTCCCTAAATCGCTAGCTTGTAATCCATAGGCCTCAATGGCCTGTTTGGCTGAGATGGCTGAGTCAGACACATCAGCACCATTGATTTCCGCAAATTTAATGAGATATTCTGAGGAAGATTGCAATGCATCGCCAGTCAGTCCAAACTGCGTGTTTAACTCCCCAACAGCGCTCCCAGCTGTTTCAAAGTCAGTTGGGATTGATGTTGATAAATTCTTTGCTATATCGCTCATTTCATCAAGAGAGTCTCCTGACGCTCCTGTTTTAGTGACGATGATATCCATACCTTCATCGACTTCGCGAAAAGCTTCAAGACTGTTCTGGCCAAATTCAACGACTTTATCTGATGCTGCAGCGATTTTGTCGCTAAAATCATTTATCAGATCAGCTTTCAAGAGGTTGTTAGTCTCAGTCTGCAGACTTTTCATGGTCTGTGTATTGTTGCTGACTGCTTGACCATTTCCGGCCAGAGCCTGATTAACACTTTCAAGTTTTCCCTCGTAGCCACCAAGGATGTTTTTGGTTTGCTCAACTTCACGCTGAAAGGCTCGATACTGTTCAGCGCCAATATCCCCAGATTTGAATTTTGCTTCAACCTGCGACTGTGCTTGCCTGAGTGTGTCTAGCTTCTCTTTGTTTGTCGCTACTTGCTTACCTAAAAGCTCTTGCTTTTGAGTAAGAAGGACAATGTTGCCTGGATCAAATTTCAAAGCTTTATCAATTTCCTTGATTTCCTTAGAAGTCTTGACAGCACTGTCATTGACACCTTTTAGGGCTTTTTCTAAAGGTTGCGTATTCCCGCCTATTTCAATCGTGATACCCTTAATGTTTTTTCCTGCCATACTACCTCCTTTCAAAAAAATAAAAGCCGCCAAAAGACAGCTTGGTTAAAATGAATCAAAGTCAGCCTGCGTGGCTTTGCGAGCTTGTCCAGTTGATCCATCACTATTCTGAGTACGAGCATTGATATAGTCTGTCTGATAGTCTAGAGCCATGCCCATAGTAATTTCCTTGAGTTCAGCAAGCGACAAGCCTGTCTCTTTACAGCAAGCTAAGTACGACTCAACTGTAAAGATGTCTGAGCTTGCATCTGCTGACTCATCGACTTTTTTTTAGTGACTAGATTTTGCTCAAGCATCTCAACTAGCACTGGGGCAACATCCGCAACAGGAAATGACTCCATTTTTTCAAAAAATGGCTGAAATGGTTCCAACTGAGGGTTTCCAGATTTTGCAAACATCCAAAAAAGGCGTTGGAAGAAAGTCATATCAAAGTTTTTCATAGCTGACATGTCCAGTTCTAGCTGTTCTACTTGACCTTCTTGCGATTGCTGCAACATAGCCATCATTTGCTCACTTTCAAACATGTTTAGCATTTCTTGAAAGTAGTCGCGACCAAATTCATTTTTGTATGCAATTGGTGTAAAGGCGTTTGTCACTAAGCGATACTCAACGCCGTCAACTGTAATCATTCTCTCCATTTTGTATCCTTTCTATGATGCTGGTTCGTGTACTTGCTTAAACCAATTATTATAAACTTCGTCTGGCGTGTCTTTTGTCGTACGGTTCTTGACACGTTTGTCAGTTGGTCGTGGTCCAGCTGTCAGGGATAACTCCACTTGGTTGACGTTGCTGCCTTTGGTTTCTGATCCACCTTTTGGACGACTGGCTTTGCAATAGTACAGCACATGACGCGTAGCTGACTTGTCTCCCTCAAACTGGAACATTAGCGCAAACATAGATGTCTGAGCATTTGACACCTCTGACACCGTGCCATCAGATTCCAAAACTTCCCCAAGGATTTTATTGAGAAAGGACTCTGTTAGCTTGGCAAAAGTCGCTGTGCAGTCATAACCAAGGTTTGTTTCACCCCCGAAATATTCAATGTTGTCTGCGTTAAAGCTCATTGTTTCGCCTCGTGGCTCAAGCTCAAGTTTTGCAGCTCCAGGAAGACGTTCTGGGGTACCGTAAGTAATCGACCCATCGTCAGCTTCAGTCAAGTCAGCGAAATGCACATTTTCCAAACCAAATTCAACTTTGTTATTTTTTTTAGTCATATATACCTCCTAAATTAAGTAAACAGCATAAGAAGATTGATAGAGGTCTTGCCCCTCAAGTTCACTTTCTCCTTCGTATTCAAAAAAGAGCTTATTATCTACTAATAAGCTCTCTAGTTTGTTTTCCAGTGCTTCATCTTTTTTTGTGGTGATGAGCTCAACCACTACTGATTCAGTTGTAAAATAAGGCTTATTGTCACCTTGGACAGTGTCCTTACCAAGTTGATAATAGACAGCATAGGGAGGTCTAGGTGCTTCGCCTCGCTTGAATGCTCTGTACCTGACAGGTATATCCAAACCTTCTAGCATTTGACTGAATTCCGATTTTGTCATTGGCCTAATTCTCCTATTCTTTGCTCAAATCTATCAATAGCATGCTCTTCAGCTGGGGCTATGTGCACTTGAGCTTTGGTACGTCCACCATTTTTCAAGACGTGACCACGTTCCAGCAAGTGTGTTAAACGATAATGAGGGGCTCTAGCATAAGCAACCCATGTGCCGTTTTTTAATTGCTTCTTAGCCCAACTTTTAGCATACTTTCCTTTTCTTTTTGGTGACGTGGCGCGCAATTCGGCGACTGTCTCAGTGATGACCTCCTCAGCGATTTCATCGACTTGCTCAGCGATATCATCAGAGTATTCGCTGAGTGCCTTTATGATTTCGTCCGCTAAATCACTAGACATCTGTGCCACCTCCGTTGTCTTTCTCACAAGTCAACTCTATGATATTAGAGCTAACTTCATAAGTTTTGATGACCTTGTAGCGCTCGTCTTCAAATTCTAAGTAATCTTGATTGTCATATTCAAAAGAGTGAACTTCCAGAACCATACTTGGTTTTAAATCTGTCTGAGAGGCAAAGTAAAATTCGGACCTAGTAAGAGATCGCTTGTTACAAGCAATCTCTTCTCTAGTGTCTTCAAAGATAGGCTGTTTTAGCTCGTCCAGCCCGATTTCCTTGCGTCTAATCAAGATAACATCATTTTCCCATGCCATCTTTAGTCCTCCTTAGGATACGAGATTTGTAAGTCATGCAATTCCTGCTTGAGATACTGAGGCATAGTTGGATTATCGCGATTGACATATTTAAAGTAAGCCCAGTCAGCAACAAAAGTGACATGCGTTGAATTTTTTAAATCAATAGCAATCCCCTTGATGTCTTCCAGTTCTTTAACTGCTGAGTCTATCAAATGGTTTAGATAGTCGTCACGTTTATTTGACTTGATACCTTCTTTAAACTTGACCAGTTCTAAGACCTCACTAGTGTCCATATAACCTCGCTTTCTAGGCTAATTTCAGATAATTACTCATCTTCACCATCTGAAACAGCGTCAGAATCGCCATCTGACGACTTAGTTTTCTTAGAATTTCTTGGTTTCTTACTTTTTTTGTCTGCTGCATCAGTTTCATCAGTTGAAGTTTTGTCATCTGGAATTTCTTCAACAATTTCAACCAGCGGCTCATCATGCAAAGAGTTTAATTTTTCAACTTCTTCTTTGTCACAATTAAAGACTTCGCCGTAACTGCGAAAACCTTGTTCTGATTTTGAATGTGCGAAATTTTTTAAAGCTTTTACTTTCATGATAATCCTCCTTAAACATTAGCTTTATCAGCAGCAAATGTGACATCAGTTGGTGCTGGTACGAGTGCGCCATCTTTACCAGAGGCATTAATACCAACAAAACCTTCACCAAAAATGGGGCGGCCATCGTAACGGGCAACACCCTTGAAGACTGTGTTATCTTCGATAAATTGAGCATGCTCAGACTGTGCCATAGTTGCTCCTTCACGCTCTGAAAGTAGGTAAAGTGATCCAAAACCACCAATGATGTGCCCTTCTGGGATGAAGTTGAGCTCAACGACTTCACCACCAATAACAGGTAATTCATTATCAACACCAGAGACCAAAGCAGCTGATGAATTGAATGATAACAGTTTGATTTTAAGTGCTTGGTGAGTGTTGCGAGACATTGCCCAGAAAACATTTCCGTCTGAATAGTCGCTTTCAATCACATTCAGCTTAGTTGCAAGCTCTTGATAGTATTTGACTGCATCTGTGATTCCTGCTGGAACGACTGACAAGTGTGTATCGTGCAGGTCAGTCCAAGCTTTTTCATTTTGACCCCAATAATTAGGTTTTTGAGTTTCTGCAAGACGTGTCACGATACCGACAGGCATCTTAGTGCCTTTACCATAAATAATTGCTTTGTCTAAAGCAAGACCAATGGCTTGAGCAAGTCCATAGAGGATTTCATTGGCAAGGTTGAGATCACTATCTTGCAAGATTGAATTTGGAATAGCTGTAAAGCCGCTAACTTTAAATCCGTCAACTTCAATTTGATTAAATTTAAATTCAACTTCATTGATTTTGCCAATCATTTCAGTCCAGATAGCTTCTGGAATAGTTCCTGCAATGTTTTGGCGCGCTTTACCCTTTACAGGCTTAAGCCAAACTTTAGTAATCAATTTTGAGTACTGATCCATATTGTTGCGCAGTAATTCTAAAAATGCTGTTGGGATAGTTAAGTCTGCGCCAGTCACTGATCGTTGTTCTTTGATTAGGCTGCGTGTTTGATCAAGAAATTCCTTTACGTCACTACGTTCAACCAGCGATGTGAAGGCACTACGAGTAAGTCCGCCAAAATATTTGTTACGAGTCATAAACTGTTTATCTCCTTTTTGTTTGCTGCGAGCTTGATTGTCATCTGGTTCTGGATCTTCCTTAGGCTCTGATTTTGGTTCTTTGGCCTCAAGCTCCTCCAATTCCTTTTCCAGCTCATCAATTTGAGTTTGAATATCATCAACTTGCTTTTGATATTCTTCTTGTTCTTTTGTCAGTTCTTCAATTTCTGCTTCAACAGCAGCAATTTCATCATCTGAGCGAGCTTCTTCAATGGCAACTTCAAGATCTGCATTGCGTTTATCAAAGTTCTTATTGCTTGTCAGACCTTCTTTTTTCTCACGCAAGACATTAATCTTGCGACGTAGCATAAGTTGTTTTAGCATGTTGTAATTTCTCCTTTAATGCTTTTTTTCGTGATTGTAGGGATTGCTCTTTAGCTTTTTCAAAGTCACGTTTTCTGGCTTGAACGCCTGTGTCTTCGTAGGCTGGAAATGTCACCACAGACACCTCATGTAAGTCAACCTTTGAGATGGTCCACTTAGTCGTACCATCTTCACGGAAGTCTGCCGATTCTTCTAAGATGTTGAAGCCAAAAGAACATTGATCAACATCGCCTCGTTGAACACGAGCGTAAAGATTCATGGCATCAACATCTTTATCATTGATGACGATACGACCATATAAGCCTTTATCATCGATAGTCAAGGTCAATGTTCCTGCCTTAGTACGGGCTAACACAAGTTTTGTATCATGATTGATGAGAGCACGAATATCATTTTCCATAGTCTCATCAAAAGCACCAGGCGCGATTTCCTCAAAGGCACCCTCCCACAATTCCGTCTCAGAATTAAAAATCACGAAGTAGCCTTCAATGACTTTCTCTTCTTGTTCGACTTCCTCACGAACTTTTAAGTCAGACTTAAAAGCGCGAGTAGTGAATTCAGTTCTGTCCACTATCTTCTCCTTTCTCTAATTTCTTCTGATTGCCAATCATGTCAGCTGGAATAAAATTCTCAAGAATAACCAGATTATCCAAGCCTTCTTTTGGTGGCAAGTTAATCCAGTTTCTGACTTCATTTCCTTCCATCAGCCCTCTGATATAGAGATTTGAACCAATATCAGATAGAGCTTTTAGGTCATAAGTCAACAAACTACGCCAATTAAACAGCCAATAAAACTGCGGTGCATAGAGTAGCTGCCTTGTCATTTCCTGTTGTAATGTTTCGGCAATTGACTTAATCTTAGTCGTAATAAAATTGTCATACTCATCCTTGTTAAATTTTCCGACTCCTACAAAGAATGGTGGTACACCTAGAACGTTGGCCAAGGTGGTCTTATCAATTTCTACCGTGTCTTTGATAGCAATGTCATTTAGACTAAGAGGCTTGATCTGCTCAACCTGAAAGGCTTCCGCTGGAATAATCCAAGGCTTACCAGCTGATGTGCTTGCCATATACTTATTAAAGACGTTGTCGCGTCCTTCTTGCGTGGCAAGCTCTGCTGTGTTGGCATCCGTCTTGATAATGAGCGATGGCATATATTTGCCACTCATAAATTCATTTTTAGTAGCAGATGCCTGCTTGAGATTTTTCAGAATATCTCTTAGCACAATCCTATACCCTTTTCCCAGCCATGGCTTTTCTGGGCTAGCATTGATAGCAAAGTGCAGCACCTCATCTGGCTTATAAGCCTGCTGATAATCATAGATAATCTGATAATCAAATTCATCACCATCAAAATGGGTCTTTGATGGTGGTAGTGGCTTCAAATCATCAATCAAACCGTCGCTGTTGATGACAGGATAAACAACAGCATTGCCATCACCCTCAAGCAAAAGTGTCCGAACGATGTTATAAATCCATTGCTTGCGACTCATCCATTTGTAAGGATTGATGTCTATCTTGCGTGATAGCTCATTTTTCACCCTCACGTCGCCATTCTCTTGATTTTCCATCAAGTGGATAGGCATAGATGATACCAAGTCAGCAATCTTATGAACTGCTATGTGTACCTCTGGACAATCAGACAGACGAGTGTAGCCGTTTGTTGTCAAAGACGAAAACATATCCTCGTTAACAAATAGCTGCATGCCTTTTGACGGCTCAGATCTAATTTGATTTGCCTTTTTCCGTTTTCGCTTACTCATTAAGCACCTCCATTGAGCCAGCCACTAATAGCGCCAGCATTTTCAATATCTTCAAGCATTTGACAACCTGCAAACACCGAAGCGTCAAATAAGTCAATCCTCAAGTTTTTCTCAACTTTTTCGTACTGGATCATGTCATCAACCTTCTCAATACCACGGACATTTCCGACACAATATTCGTAGGCATCTGAATGACAGTAATAAAGCTGACCGTTGAGTGCCTTGGTTTCAATTCGCCTGAATCCCTCTGACTTTTTCCAGAAATATTGCGGAGCGTCCACAATACTAAACTTGGCCTTTTTCATGCCAGAGAAAAATTCACGTCCGAATTTCTTATCAAAACCAACTTTTTTGATTTTGAAACCTTTATCTCTCATCATGACAAACCAGTTGATAATGTCATCATAGGAAACAGTAGGCGTGTTTGACATCGTCAACCATCCGTCCTGCTCCCAACCAAAAAGCGGTATACCGTCATCATTTGCCTTTTGATGAGCGGCTGTTTTCGGAAAGAAAGCGTGAGTGATAACAATATCAACATCGTCATAATTTCCATAAAGAGCAGCAGCGGTCAAATCATGCAATTTTGACAAGTCTGCACCGCCATACCACTTAATCGGTAACTTGGCCAACTCCTCCAGTGACCAGTCATAGTTGTAATCGGAATTGATAAAGTCCTGAACGTTAAAGTAAGCTGTCATTGAGTTTGTGAAGACATTGAGTGTCTTGTTAAAAAACTCATTTCTAGTCTGCGGATCAGCTAAAGCAACTTCTGCATCATGTACCAGTTCCTTGAGTTCAACCGTTACACCTAGAGAGGGATTGGCTTGCTTGATGTATTCTGGGTTTGTAAAGTCAACAATCTTACCATCTTTATCCGTATCTGCATCACAGATAAAAAGAAAGTAGCTGTCATCTTCAACAGTCCCATCAAGAACCTTGTCACAGTACTTCAAACGCTGAGCAAGAAAGCCGTTTGGCTTGTCACCAGCTGTGGTGATGGCCATAAGCAGTTTGTTACGATAAGCACGCATGGCATTCTTCATCAAAGTATACTTCTTAGATGATTTCATACCGTGAATTTCATCAAGGATAATAATGTTCCCGTTGAATGAGTCAAGATTATCTTCTTCTGCAGCAAGTGCATTGATTGTGAAAGAGCCATTTGAAAATTCCTTGCGAATGACATGCTCATTGTTGTTGTCTTTGATTTTGATCGACTTATCTTTCCAGTATTTGACTGTGTGAGTCATAAAATCAAAGCTTTCTCTGGTCTGTTTCAGAGAGTTAGCAAGTATATAAGCATTAGAACCGCTCTGATTATCTAAAATGGATGTGGCCAGAGCGATGGCAGATGCAAAAGGCGTCTTACCATTTTTACGAGGTAACATAAAAAGCGCCTCAGTAAAGCGCCTAATTGTTGTTCCTTTGTTGAAAAAACCAAAAAGATTGACGATACAAAATTTTTGCCACGGTTGCAAAATGAAAGGAGCGTTTGTCAGAGGCAGACCTTCAAGCGATTCACCTTTTCGATGGACTACAAGACCTTCAATAAACTTAACAACAAAGTCAAACTGCTCATTCTTAAAGTCAAAGCGGTCACTCTCAAGGTCTTTAAGAAATCTTTGACATGCTTTCTTACGACGCTTTCCTGCTTTAATTTTTCCATTTACAACGCTTATAGCATAATCAACTGCGATTTTGAAATTTGGTGATTTATTTTTAACTTTCAAATAATATTGGCAATCATTCCTTCAAGTCCTCCAGCATCTTTTGGTTTAGGAGGTTCAATTCCAACAGATTTTGGATTGAGCCCAAGCCTATCAGAATACGTGATGATATCTTTTCTGAGATTTTCCATGGTCTGTACAAGTGGTGTCTTACGATCCACAATTGTTCCGCGTCCTGTTTCGTGCTCTTCGGTAATCTGAGAACCATTTGCCAAGAATTCATCACGAGCATTCTTGTAGTCGTAGAGCAACCCAGAATAGATTTCTATGATGTCATCATAGTGCTTTGAATATGTTCCCATATCTTTCATGGATTTCACAATTCTTGTTTTGATGGTGCTCTGACCTTTTGGTCTTGCCAATTTTTCACCTCCTTTCAAAATTCATGTTAAAAAATGTACTTAAAATTCTCACGGGGACTCAGAGGGGGAAAGACTTCCCCTTCCCGGTCCCCAAGCCGTTCAAAAATTTTTCGCGAGGGTGGGGGGTTCAAAATTTTTTTGAAAAATTTTTATAAAATTCATCAAAATCTTTTTTTCTTTTTCTCTGCCACCATAGCCCTTGACCTATTACTTTATTGTTAATGCGGTCATGGAAGGTGCCGTGTACTCTGTTAGCTAGACTGATTACATTCCAAGAAACGAACTCAAGTTCTGGATACTCAGAGACCGGGTAGATATGATGGACCATCTCAGCTGGTACTCTCTTGCCATACCTCAAAGACTCTTGACACAAGTACTTATCACGCTTCATCATACGACCCCTGAACTTATCCCAACGACTAGTCTTTAGACTTTTGCGAACTGGCTTAAAAGTCATATGTCTCAAAGTTGAAATACCTTGTATGCCCAACATCTTCGAAGTCGTATTGAGTCAATCTATATGACTCATGCTTTTGACTAGTGTCTTTGCAGTGAATAACGAATTGTCCCTCGGCAATCACCATGTACTTCGTCATGTCTGTCTCCTTTCTGGCAACAGAAAAAGGACAGTCGTTTCCGAATGTCCTCTTACTTGTTAAAATGTTATGCTACCATATTAGCACCTTTTTCGTGAGAAAAACAGTACCTTTTTTTCTCAACTTTCAAAAATCACTTGACAAAATTTCTTGTGAGGTTTATCAACTAAAAACTATACCAATTTCACCTCTGAATTATCTTCTTTGTATATTGTGTCACTTTCGCTTTTTTCTCAAGTGCCTTGTAAACAAAAGGTTTTTCAGCATTCATATTTTTCAATCTGACATTACTGCAATATGTCACATTGTTATGTTCCTAGACGGAAGTTTGCCAAGGCTCGGTCCTGTTGGTCTTGGTTGATACCGATGTATCTTTTGGTAATTGCTGCGCTAGCGTGGTTAAATAATTCCATCAGCATGGCAATGTCTTTGTACTTCTGGTAATAGTGATACCCAAAAGTTTTCCGCATGGTATGTGTCCCGACGTTTTCAACTCCACAATCTTCAGCGGCTATCTTGATAATGCTGTAAGCTGCCTGTCTAGTCAATGGCTTGTTCTTACCTTTGCGACTTTGGAATAGATAATCACCGACTCGCTTGCCTTTGATGTGCTTGTCCATTTCCCTTTTCAGAAACGCATTCATCTTGACCTTGCGACGTTTCTTTGTTTTTCTTTCAATCAGCAAGATATACCATCCACGTATATTAGACACCTTTAAATTAAGAATGTCTGATATGCGCAAGCCTGTGTTAATACCTGTCAAAAATATCAAATAGTTGCGATAGTCCCAATCTTTCAAATAATCACACATAATGTCAATATCTTCCTTATTGCGAATTGGTTCGACATAGTTCATGGCTCTCTCTCCTTTCTCAGAAATTAAATAAAAAAAGTCAGTGCATTCTGCAACTGACCTGTAAATTTGTCTGGCGAGTTCTGGTTTTTCTTTAAAGGTGTTCCTCTGAAAACGAAAGGCTCTTGCTAGTATCTATCCTTCTTCTCGTTTCGACGATAACATAATACCAATATTTTCGTGAGAAAAACAGTACCTTTTTTTATCACTTTACAACTCACCTTTCAAAATTGCATACTGCTCAAGGATAATTCTGCGACGTCGATATATAGTTGCGTTGCTCAAAAACAACTTCTCTGCAATTTCTTCCCATCGTAGTTGTGGATACTGCCAGCGTAGATAAAAAATTTCCTTGTCTTCGTCGATTAGGTTAGCAAGTAGTTTATCCACGATCTCCTTGAAGCCTTCCAGAAACTTTAATGTCGGATCATCTGCGAGCTTGACCGCGATGGTTTCTGTAGGTTTGCTGATTCCGATTGAAGGACCGCCTTGGCTATCTGGAGTTCTTGTTGTCAGCTCCAGTCTTCGTAAATCTATGGTTCGCTGGATACCTCGGAACTTGAACAGTTCCTCGTCTAGCGTTTTGAGTTCTCTGTCGCTCAGTTTCTTCAATTGTCACCTCCAAGTTAATGATCTCGGAAATAAGCCGAGAAGTTCTTTTAGTTCATTCATTAGTTCAGTGTTCATTGATTTCTCCTAACATTTGCTCATTTCCTAACCCTTTCAAGTATTCAGGAATCTCATCCCCAACATTAATAGCTTCATACTGCTCCTTCGTAACTAAGAACTTACCATAAGCCTCAGCTGTGACTGTGTAGTGGCCACTGATAACTTGCTTGTTAGTAATCTTGCCAACCATCGCAGCGCCAGCATTGTCAACATTGTAAATAACAACAGGCTTACGTGCCTCAAGCTTATCTACCTGCCTGGTCATTTCCATGGCATAGTCTTTTGCCTGCACAACTATAATCAGCAAGACGATAGCAGCAAGAATCGGCATTTTGTTAGCGTAGTGGATAAACAACTCATATCCAAGATAGAAAACCAGAAGAGCTGCTACCATTGTTACAACTAGAATCACATCGTAACTACTCATTGTTGATCACCGTTATAGGAATGGCGCTTTTTGGCATGTATTCCACTTCATACTTGTACTTGCTGACCTTTGTGCCATCTGTCACATCCTCAACAACGTACATGTTATTTTTTGTCATATTGACCAAGTGTTTTTTATATCTGTCAATAAACCATTGTTCAACTTTTTCTTCTAGTGTTTTAGTCATTTGATAATACCTTTCCTGTTATTGTTTTTAAATTTTTTGTAAGCTTATCAGCCACTTTTTCATCAATAATAAACTCTTCAACTAACTCATTAATCTCAGAAATAGCAAACTGTATCGCATCTCGATAGCCTTTCTTGTAATCTAGACTTTTAGTCATTTTCTTTCCTCTCTATTAAGTAATAACAATCCTTAGCACCGTAATCAATTCTGATTTCCTTGCTTCGGATTTTCATAGTTGCAACTACCTTTGGTCTAGTTAGACTAGAAGTTTCAAGGATGTGCTCAACAATTGCTTGAGCAGCTAACTCCTTTGTTGCAAATCGGCCAATATGAACTTCCTTGTAGCCATAGAGCATCAACTTAGCTTCGTAGGTCATCATAGCCTCCTAAAATTTCATGAAGGCCATCCAATGGGTTGTCCCTCTCTGTTGCCCGAATAGTGGTTGATGTGGCACTAATTCTAAAATCTCTTTGACATTTACTTGGGCATCGGACCACTTAAAAATTAGTGTTCCACCCGTTTTCAGCACCCGAAAACATTCTTCAAAACCTTGTTGTAGGTCTATCCTCCAAGTTAGTATATCAAGCTGACCGTATTGGGCTCTCATGAATGATTTTTGACCAGCCCATAGTAAGTGCGGTGGGTCAAACACAACTAAGTTAAAGGTTTCGTCCTCGAAAGGCATATCTCGAAAATCAGCAACCACATCTGGTTTAACGTTTATTTTCTTTCCATGAATTTCAAATTTTGTTTCTCGTTTGTCCATGTAAGTTGTGTGAGGTTCTTGCTTATCGAACCAAAACATCCTACTGCCACAGCATGCGTCTAAAATCCTTATATCTGACATCACTACCTCCACTATCCATAGCCTTTGGGTGTACGCAACTATTCCCAGTCACACCCCTCCAAATAATCAAATATCGTCATCTGCTCCACTTCCTCAGAAAAGACTGGTCTGAAACGTACTCAGCATTTCAGCCTTTGCCTTCCTGTAAAAGTCTTTCTTAATCTCAAAGCCATAAGCTTTGCGATTCATCTCAATAGCAGCTCTAAGCGTACTACCGCTTCCTGCTACGGGGTCAATAACAACATCACCCTCATCCGTAAAGATTTCAATCAACCGTTTCAGCACAGGAATCGGCTTCTGAGTCGGGTGGATAACTGGATATGAGCTATCCTTCTCCCACGGTGCATGATTAAGTATCATTGCCCCGTTGTTATTAAACTTAGGTAACTTATCACGATACAACACTGTAGCTTCCTCGACCGCACCAACAATCTTCATATTCGCTTTTAGCACTTGCGGACTAGATTTTTTAGTAAAGTAGAGCGGATAGGCATTGTTAAAACCATGCTTTTTACCACATTCGATTACCATATCCCTTTGTTGCCACGCATGGAAAACAATCATAGCTGGTGCTTGTCCCTTTTCTTTCGGCTCCTTGCGCAAAAGCCTGCTGCAAAAATCAAAGAAATTATTAATTTTAAAATCGTTGTCCGTGTCAAAGAATGATTTACCTGCTAACTTACTCTCCCCGTTGCTGTTATCACCATCTTTATACCAACGTGGATCGCTAGCATAAGCATTATTACCGAGATTGTAAGGAATGTCAGCTATAATCAACTGAGCCCGTGGAATTTGATAACGCTTCGCATTTTCAAAGTGGTCATTATACAACTCACAAACAACCTTGTCACTTGTCATCATCTCCCCCTCACCCACTCGATCGCGGCCTGAAACTTCTCGTACTGACTATAGCACCACGCATCATAGTCATTTACAGGACCATCATCAGAAATAGCCCTATAATACGAATCACGCTGCTCAATCAGCAAAGCTATCACATCTTCTTTATCCATCAAAATACAACCTTTCCGCCACATTCTGCCCAGTTCTGCCACTCAACCAACTTAATAATCAGACTATCAAGCGGCAAATCAAGCAACATCTGCCTAACCCTGCTATCAATCTTCCAGTAACACTCTTCAAAACCAGTTATCAACTGCTCTTTTTCTTCCACCACAATCACCTCTTACTCATGCTGTTATCAGGCCAAATCAAAATCTGCTTATTCTGCGTTGACCCCTTGAAAATCCTATCAACCAAAGCCGCATCATAAATCTGCAAAAGTTGTTGACGACTAAAATTCGTATTGATAACCGTTGTCTGCCGCTGATCTAAAATATTAAACAACACACCCTGCACCCAATCACTTGCAGGCTTAATTTGAGTACTCATACAGGATTCTTTACCCAAATCATCAAGAAAAAGATAATTAACCCGTGTCAGTAAATCAATCGCATACTCCTCAGTAAAACCACCGCCACCATTGAAAGAGCTCTTGATTTTAGAAAATAGCCGAGCTGTAGGCATGAAAAGAATGGACTTCGGCTTTCCAGCTTTTTTAAAAGAATCATTCAAAGCATCCGCCATCGCAACAGACAAATGAGACTTACCAACACCAGGAACGCCCATAAGCACTGTATTTCCATAATTTCCCTCGTAGTAAGAACGACAAATCCGCTTAGCAAAGTTCAAAGCCTTCACATCAAACTCAGTGTCAGTATCATAAGAATTAAAATTAGCCTTCTTCAAATCCTCTGAAATGATACTTTCCTTCCTAAAGACACTAAATGTTTGTGCAAGCTTAGCATTAACCAAGCTCTGCTGTAATAGATCATCTTCTTTCTTCCTGATAGCCTCTTTCTGACATTCAGGACAAAACTCCTGAACCACAGGCCCCTCAACAGATGGACGACTAATTCGCCACAAATGAATATCATGAATCTCGCAAATCTCATCACTAAGCTGTTTCCCCATAAATTCGCTATATTTGCGAGCAATACTATCAACCTTTTCCATCAGTTCCAGCCCTCCATCCCAGCAAACTTAGCAGCATTAGGATCAACAGGTTGGTTAGTCATCTGACGTCGGTCTTCCTGCTGTTGCTGTTCCACCGTTAAAATGCCTTTCGCTTTCCAATTTTCCAAAATGCTAAACGTATAAGACGGGTTATCAATGCCTTGGTCGGTTGTCTTTATGACAGCCAGCTTGACCAAATCGAGATCCATATGGTCAAGTCCAACATATTCAAGCAGCTGCGTGATATGTCTGTCTCTTACTTTCAATCCCTCGCTTTTCAAAAAGCTACCAAAATCCTGCTTATCAGTAGTAGTAGTATTTATTGATATATTAGTATTGATATTATTAGTATTGATTCCCTTAACTTTTTTAAGGTCTTGACCTAAAGTTTCTTTAGTTCCGTGCTTAACTTTCTTTAGCTCCTGACCTAAAGTTTCTTTAGTTCCAAACAAATACAAGCGATTAGGCTTGTTAATACCTTGCCTAACTTCCTTTAAAAGCCCAAAGTCAGCTAGTTCTTTCTTGGCTTTGATGATAGAGGGTTCAGAACAACTCAGCTCTTGCATGAATTGTTCATTGGTAAAATACATATAGATTTTACCGTCTTCATCATGCCACTTATTTTTGACAGATAACCCCCGCCTATCAAATAGCAACATATACATCATCTTGGCTTTATCCCCCAACCGACTGTAGGGCTCATTTAATAGCCATTGCGGAAACTGGTAAAAGGAATTACGCTTGACTTCATCTATGCGCATTTTTCTTACCTCCTCTTAAACATCCTCTCCTCCACATAAAACCAAACAACCCTAAAGACATCAGCAAGATTGTCAAAATCTCCAGACTTGATAAAGTTTTTAACAGACTTCCTCACCTGCCACACCATCTCAGAGCGATAATCAGGTCTTGTTGAGACAGGATACTTAGTCCATTCTGTCATATCCGCACTGTCCACTGAGCTGAACAACTCGCCCATACCTTTCAAGATACGCTGGGATTTCTTCTTCGTTGATGTCATGTGTCACCTCGCTTTCCTTGGTATTTCTGCCCAAATAGGCAAGTAAGCCTATAACTGCTATAAATACGATTGCTGTAATTGGGTTTTCCATTTTCAACCTCCCACTACCGTTCTTTGCCAATTCTTGTGATACCATTCAATGACGGCATCACGAGGATATTTTTCACGAGCATTCTTGATACGTGGAAAATCATCAAATTTATTAAAGCGTGCATCAAATGTTCCAGTATCTTTAGTCCCTAAGAGCATTAAAGCGCATTGAGACTTGTTGAGTTCCATCGGAAATTGTCTCTTTTCATCTGTCACAACGTGCATGACCTTTAATGCTCTATCCATTAAACCAGCCTCAAACTGGTCAAGCATTTGAATCATTAAATCATTCATGATATAATCCTCTTGTATTATTTATTACAGAGCCTGATTGCCGTCAGGCTTTTTTGTGTTACATTTCATAAGCATTTAACTCCATGATTTTCATATTGGTATTTGTGCTTGGCTCCCATGTCATCCAGTAAGACAGTGCTGCTTCAGCAAATTTCTTTGGCAACATGTCATAACGGTTGATATTAAAATGGTCCTTGAAATCAACTTCGGCTTGACGGAAAACAGATTGTGAAAAACTCTTATCCGCATAAGCTGGACTATCAATACCACCTAGACAAGCCACCACACTGGCTTTTCTCTTTTTCAGCAAAGCCTGAGCAAAACTTGGATGAATTGGCTGTTCGTTTTTGAGATAATCAACATCCTGAGCTAACTCCAATTGTTTAGCTTTTAGCTGCTTTTGACCCGTAAAGAGGGCGATAAAAGCCTCATCTGACAGATTTTCAGGCACATAAGCTCCCTGCTGACGAATCTGTGGCAAGACCTCTGACGTGACCCAGCGCTTAAACTCCTTAGCCTGTGGCAATTTACTGGACAAGATTAGTGAGTAAAGACCAGATTCGTTGATTAGGATTGTTTCTTGAGTACGACCTAAATTGTCTGTGACGCCCTGTTTTAGGGCGTCATCCTCATCAACATGAAGTGCAATCGCATTTCGTGATTTTGAGTAGCCTAAAATGTCTGCCACATCCTTTCCAACGAACCAAGGCTCATTGTTAATGGTTACAGTACGGACTTCCTGCCCGTGAAAATTAAAGATTTCGTTCATAAAATTCCTTTCTAATTTGATATAATATAAATAAAAATGCGAGGTAACTTTGAATGAAAAAAGTGCATATTGAGTTTTTAGATACTTCTCAAACAGTAGAAATAATCATCCCAGAATGGTGCCCACATTGTGGCAGAAACACTTCGCCGGCACTTGTGTCAAAAACTAAAAGCGAAGACAGTTATTTTAAGAATTTTGCCAAATTCGCTATCACATACAGATGTTCCTACTCAGATTGCAAAAAATATTTTTCAATTGAATATTCTAGAAATCCAGATACTAACAATGTCAAAATTGTAGAGTACTCCTATCGCCCACCTATCAAGGTAAAGCTTCCTGAGAACATTGAAAAAGTTTCTCCAATGTTCGTAGACATTTACGCTCAAGCAACCATTGCCGAATCTGAAAAATTAGATCAAATTGCAGGGGTTGGTTATCGTAAATCCGCTGAGTTTCTTATCAAAGACTACGCAATTCGGAAATCTTCTGACAAAGAAGAGGAAATCAAGAAGATGCCACTCGGACAAGTTATAAGCACTTATCTTATAGACTTTCCGAAAGTCCAAACATTAGCTAAGGCAGTTGCATGGATTGGCAACGACGAAACTCACTACATTCGAAAGCACGATGATAAAGATATTCAAGATTTGAAAAACTTCATTCTTGCAACTGCGCAATTCATCGCAGCCGACTATGATGTCGAATCAGCACTAGAGTTCACTTCTTCTAATTGACGCTCGATATTTTCGACTTTTTCAAGAATAATACCGACAGTTCTCACTAATTCGTTGAGAACTGTTTTTTCTAGTTCGTTCATAAAATTCCTTTCTGTGATATAATTAAGTAAAAAGTTAAAGGGAGAGTACAATGATTAAATGGATAGAAATATTCAACACCCTCACAGCTCCAATTGGTTTTTTTCTGACAATTTTTACTCTCCAAGCAGCCTTTGCAACTCGTAAAAAATTAGAAGAGGTACAAGAAGTCAGCTTACTTCAACAAGAAAGTGACTATTATCGTGGCAAAATGGAGGCTATCAGAATGCTTATTGAGAATATTGATACCAAAGACCGACAGACACCGATACCTGAAAATATTTTTATCGAACTTCATAAGTTGATGTCTCAATTTAAGAGCAACTTTCCTTCTTTATCCCAAAATAACAAGTTGATTTCTGAACCTCTTAACAAATTTAACGAGTTGAGAGATGAAAGAGAAATTAAATACGTTGACTTTGTAGAGGTCTTCTATGACCTCGAAAGTATCTTTTTAAATCGAAAGGACTTAAAATAATGACAAACTTAATTGATGAACTTTGCGAACTGACTGTCAAACATCAACTTAATTGGACGACTATAGATAACCTGATTATTCATGGGCAGCCATATTCTGAAAGATTTCAGCATATTCTGACCAACAAATCTTTTTTCACATCTTACAAAGATCAGACAATTATCGTACTCTACGGTGAGGTACGTGATTTTATAAACCAACGCACAGTTGCAAATTTTTTCCTCCAGACCTATACAAATGGTCATGTTGAAAAACTAGAGTTCCCAGAAGTTGACATTGTCAAACTCCACACACTTATCACACTATCTCTTTAAATCCTCCAACGAAAAATCGATCACTCTATTTAAAAATCTTTGTTCCTTTAAATGTTTACGGATAATGACTAAATCCGTCACCATGACAATGATATTTAAAATTAGAATAACAACCGCCACAAGTCCTCGAAGGCTAAAAATTTCGTTCATATATTTCCTTTCTATTCTTCAAGAGTTGTCCAACTCTCGTCAACATGTGGAACACTTGATTCATTGTCAATCTTAATCTCTAGAGATTGGATTGGCAGTGTTTTTTTCTTTTCACTCATCTTTTTACTCCTTTGTCAAATCAGCTACACTTGAAGTGTAGTTTTGTTTTAAAAAAATAATGTCATCAAAAGGTACTGACACAATTTGACTAAAGAGAACAGCTTTGTCAATTCTCATCGCAACATTATAAGATTCATAATCACTATATGTATTTCTTGAAACTCCCAGTTTTTTAGCAATAGTTTCTTGCGTTAGATTGGCATTTGCTCTCGCAGATTTCAAAGTCATTTTCTGCAATAAATTCACCTCTTTCTAAAATATTTGACGTCATGACTAGCCGAGGAATCGAACCAAGGAAAAGACCAACCTAGCCACTTGCTCCTTATGCTATAATAAAATGTACCACCATTTCTACAGAAAGGAGCAAGGATATGGATAAAAAACAAGCCATTAAAGAACCAAAAATGAAGAATAGTCAAACAAGCCAGACGGCTCAGACAACTGATAAGGTTCGTTTCCCTCAACCTTCTAAAAATAAATGATTTTGATTTTCTTATCAAAATTAAGATAAACGTCACTTTGAATATCATTTTCATCTAAATAAGTCATTAGTTCTGCTTCTGTTCTAGGCCTTTCATCGTTATAGCCAACAAACGAAGCAAGAATTAGTGACTTTTCTTCATAGTTACCGTTTATAGCCTTAATAACACCACTTGCGATAATATTACCAGAGAAATCAATGACAAATCGATTCGGTTTATCTTCCTTAAACATCATGTCCCACAAGTGCATATCAACTTGCTGTGCTAAGCCATGCTTTCCCCTTAGCCAATTGCTAAAGTTATAGGCCATATCAAGAAAACAATGAGCTGAAATAGTGAAAATGATAGCAGAAATAATTGCTCCTACAATAGACCAAAGCATGCTGTCACAAAAGTGTCTAAAAACAAGATAAATGAGATAATCAAAAGATGACATCAAGCCAATCAGAAATTTTCGATCTGACTCTCCACCAATATCCCTATCTCGAATTCTAACAAACAGCCAATAATTCAAATACCCAAAACCACCAACAGCAACAATAGATTGAATAACTTCTTCCATCACTTCACCACCAACCAAATAACTAATCCGAAAAGCCCAATAACTAAGAGAGCTGGTAACAGACCACCTTCAAACCTAACGGTAGTTTTCACTTTGCCATCTTTACTGATTTTAGTACATTCCAAGTCTCCAAATAAAACTTTTTTCCAGTTCATCTTCTTCCCTCTTTTCTTGCAGAGATAGAGCCAATGTGCTAAACTATACCTATCCCCTCAAAGGGGAGGAGGCTTTCGCCTCCCTACTCAATCAAGTCACCACTTGATTAAGTATTTGAGTTTAAGCCTGAAGCCTAGGAAACTGATTTCGAATGCTAGTTCCTTGTGCTTCGGCTTTTTTCCGTGTCTGCTCATCAGCCCTACCTCCTTTCTTCGGTCATTTCCTTGACCTTGACTATATTATACTACACTTGAAGTGTAGTTGCAAGCTTTTTTTTGCAAAAACTCAAAAAAACTTTACTTCTTTACACTTGAAGTGTATAATTATTGTAGAAAAGAGGTGATTAGATGACTACTCTTGCCGAAAACATTAAGCATTATAGAAAGCTGAATAAGCTTACTCAAAAACTTTTAGCGGAAAAATTAAATATTGCACCTACAGCTGTTTCAGCATGGGAACTTGGAAGAAATAAACCTTTAATGGATAATGTTGAACACATGTCTAAATTATTTAATATTCCAAAATCAAAACTATTGGGTGATGATTTTTTAGAACTTACAAAAAATAATGAAGATGGAACTACCCTAATCAACTTTGACCCTCGCCAAGCCATCCTGCTATCAAACTATAATCAGTTAAACGACCAGCGTAAAAATAGCCTACTAGAAACCTCTGAGCAGCTTTTGACCGAGCAGCGTGAAAAAGCTACAAACATATCAGAAAAGCGTGCTGAGTACAACACTAGAAAACGTATCAGCCTATCTGTACCCGGTAAAGTATCAGCTGGTACGGGGTATTGGCAAGAAGATGACTATGACACTATGGTCAGTTTTTACGCAGATGATATTCCAGACGAGAGCGAGTATGACACCATTGCTATTGTTGTCGGTCATTCAATGGAACCCAAAATCAAAAACGGGGATTTTCTCTTTATCAAATTGAAAGACCAGGTTGACATAAACAAAATTGGTATTTTTCAAGTCAATGGTGAAAACTATGTCAAAAAATTAAAAGACAACCACCTCGAATCCCTCAATAAAGACTTTGACAACATCCAGTTATCAGAAGAAGATAATATCCGTACCATCGGTGAAGTCGTGGATATTTACAGAGAGGGATAAAGATATTGATGAAGAGTATTTGAGTTGAAGGGGAGATAAATGGTCAGGCAAAAGAAACTATCCCATCTAGAGCTAATCAATCATCTAGAACACAAAGGAGTTACTTTTACAAAATGTTCCAAAGGGCAAGCCATCAACTTTATTGACAAAAATAACTATTACTATAAGGTAGCTGCCTTTCGAAAAAATTTCAAGAAAAAAGATGACAAGTACCAACATTTAGAATTTGAATATCTAAAGGATTTAGCATCCCTAGACTTTCAAATTAGGAATCTACTGTTAAATATTTCAATTAACACAGAGCACTTCATCAAGGCAGAGTTATGCCGACAGATAGATAATAACCCTAATGAGGATGGTTATAGTATCGTCAAAGAATTTAAAGACCTAGATCATGGCAAATATTACGACATCACTTGGTTTAAGTTCAAGGCCTCACGCTATCAAAACGATATGTACCTTAAACGAAGAGCTAACGTTCCCTATTGGGTATTGATAGAGCACATGGATTACGGATGTCTTATGAAATTTTTAGGAATATACTATGAAAAATATAAGCCAAAATCACTGAAAAAAGCCTATGAACTTGGTGATAACGCAAGATATATTAGAAATGCATGTGCTCATAATAGTGTATTTATCCTAAATGTCTTTAAAAACGATAATAAATTAAAAAATACAAGTGCTGCAGTAACAACATTGGCAGCCAAAACCGACTTACTAAAATATAAAAACTATAAGAAAGTTAATGATTTGTTATCATTGTTTGCATTAGCCAAAGCCTACTGCTCATCAGCTGTTTTTCGGCACCAAAAAGATGACCTGAGCAATTTTCTTCAAAGATGCAGACGACACGAACAAGATTACCAAAAAAATATAACTCTGGTAAAAATGTTCGTTATTTTTCAAAAAATCATTGCAATCTGGTAGTGTTTTATGTTATGATAATTGTACGTGTAAGACTGATTCAGTTCAGCGCCCTATGCTTCATGCGTGCGTGAAGAAGGGAATCCAACATTTACAAAAGGCCGGTTGAATAATTCAGCCGGTTTTTATTACTTTAAAGGGATTTGCACAATATGACTATTGAAGAACTAGTTGGCTCATGAGGAATTGACGGTCATTGATAAATATTATAATTAGTGGAATAAACCGATAAACGATGTGCAAAAGCTGAACCACATTAAAAGCTGAAAAGGAGACTCTCATGCGAGAAAATGAAAAGAAAGTTTTAGCGATTATCGCTCTAGTTTTAGGAATTGTTGCCCTTTTAGGTTCCTGGATACCATTGTTAAACAATGTATCTTTTATTATTGCAGTACCAGCCCTAATTTTAGCCATTATTGCACTTGTCATCAACAGAAAAAGACACAAAACATTGTCGATTGTAAGTTTGGTAATGTCCATTTTAGCAATGGCTATCGTTCTCTTTACCCAATCTATGTATAGCAACGCATTAGATAACGCAAGCAAAGCAATAGATAAAACTAGTAAGTCTTTTGAAAGTTCTGTAGCCTCATCACAAAATGAGGTCGACAAAAAATTCAAGTGGACAAAAGCAGATTTTGATGCCTTGTCTGTCGGAGATACCGTATCAGGGGTTGGTGGAGCCAACTATAACGACGTAGTATCAAAATTTGGTGAACCAACATCATCATCTGAATCAACATCTGGAGATTATACCTCAAAATATGTTGATTATGACACAATGGGTGGTTCTGAATATAAAAGTGTCTCACTTCAGTTTGTGAAACAAGCTGACAATACATGGTTACTATCATATAAATCATCTAGTGGACTAGAATAAACATAAAAAACCCTACGCTCGACAGTTTGGCGACAGAGAGCGTAAGGTAAATCATGTATAGTAAAAACCTGCTTTTCAGTAGGCCTCTTTACTATACCCATTTTATCAGAAAATGAGGTAAAAAACAACATGGCATCTTTTAGAAAACGTGGAGACGCATGGGAATACAGGATAATTTATCAAGACATCAATGGCAAACGTCGTGAGAAATCAAAAGGAGGATTTAGAACCAAAGCCCTTGCAAAAGCATCAGCCCAACAAGCTGAGCTGGAATTAAGTACAGTTTCAAGCGAACTTCTAGATATTACTGTACTTGATTATAATAAACGGTGGGCAGAAATATACAAAAAACCACACGTCACTACCAAAACATGGAAAACATATACTAAAAACTTCAAACACATCAAACACTTTTTTGGTGAGAAGAAACTCAAAAATATCAATCACACCTTCTATCAACAAATTTTAAATGAATTTGGAGAGACAGTCGCACAATCAACGCTTGAAAAATTCCACTATCAAATCAAAGGAGCCTGTAAAATGGCTATCCGAGATGGTATCATTAGAGACAACTTCGCTGAAGGCGCCATTGTCAAAGCACAGAAGTCTGGTAAAGCAGAGGCTGAAAAATTTATGGAGGAAGATGACTATCTAAACTACCTAAACTTTGCGAAAGCAAGAATCAGGCATGCCTCTTACCTGACCACCTACATTATTGGAGTGACTGGTCTGCGTTTCGCTGAAGCTCAAGGGCTTACCTGGAACGACATCGATTTTGAAAATGGCTATATCGATATCAATAAGACATTTGACTACTCGATTTCTCAGAACTTCGGACCAACTAAAAACGAACAATCCATTCGACAAGTTCCTATTGATCAAAACAGTCTAAAAATACTCAAAAACTATAAAGAGAATTACTATCAAGAAAACAAGCTAGGTCGTATCTGCTTCGGTACGTCAAATAACGCCTCAAATAAGGCCATTAAGAGAGCAACTGGGGAAAATTACACCAATCACTCTTTAAGACACACATACGCCTCCTATTTGATATATAAAGGGGTTGATTTAATATCTGTCTCTAAGCTTCTTGGACACGAAAATTTAAACATTACTCTCAAAACATATGCCCATCAAATTGAAAAACTAAAACAAAAAAATGACCAAAAGGTCAAACAGATTTTTAACAAAATTTAAAATCAGTGGGCAAATGGTGGGCAAACACCATCAAAACCTTGATATATCAATGGAATAAAAGGAGAGGAGGGGATT